CCGCATTAACATCCCGGTAGGTTTTACCTCTTTCAAAGTTATCGGCAGTCTGCTTCTGAACTTCTTCGACCTGAGCTGTACCGGCCAATGAATATCCTGTAAAATCACCTTTCTGGATTGACTCCCACATTTCATCAGTAGCTTTAGTGACAAGTACCCACGTTCCTTTTGTGATTGTGGTTTCGCCGATAGTCATATCTACAGGAGCAACATAACTCTCCACTACTTTTCCAGCATTCGTGGTGAAATCGTGCTGTTTGTCAATTTGTTGATAATCCGCCATGAATCCATGTGCAGCCTTCTCGATTGTGTCAGCATCCATGAAATCTCCATGAACATCTTCAACATCAGGCTCATAAACAACACCATATACAAGTTTTTGTGGATCATCTGATTTAGTAACCAACTTAACTTCGGTTTCAAAATTTGGTTTTAGGTCTTCAGCAGACTTAGTAAGAAAGAATGATTTCTTATTGGCTGCCTTATCCACATATGAAACATGTGTTACAAGAACGTTTTCTAGTTTTCGCATTTTCTCACCACCTTTCAAATTATTTTTTTATTTCTGGCACCACAAAACAGTGACAATGAATCGACTCTTTAGCTGATAGAATCGGATCACGAGGATAGCGGCAACTTTCACCATTAACGATGAAGTACTCGCCTTTAGCGATTGTTTGACCGTCCATTGCCTCGTGACCTTTTCTCGGTTCTTTGATGCCATGAGTATGGCGCCAGGTCATGCCAATAACAGCATCGTTTTGCATTAATGCTTCATACTGGCTGCCAGAGTACATCCTTAATCCCTCAGTGATCGCAGTTGTTCTGGCACGATTGCGAGAGAATTCAGGGAGTGAAGACAGCTTACTTTCTAACCATCGGATGCCTTTACCTTCATCAAAAGATTCTTGAATCACTCCTACAAGAGCGTTCTCTGTAGTGACATTCATTAACTTTGGCAGCCTCCTGAGCCATTTTTCGATGTCTCGGTAGTGTTTAGTCTGATAATCAAAGTCCTCAGACCCGTCATACTTGGCATTAAATTCATCGAACAACCCAAAAAAAGCTTTTCTCAGTTCTGGGATAACACTTTCTTCCATGTTTGATTTGAATGATCGTCCACGGAGCATAATTTTTATAGATAACTTGGTAGGTTTCTTTTTCCGATTCTCTACGAATTTTTTTACCTTTTCCCATACTTCCTCGTAATCAATTTGCAAGGTCTCATCCTCTGAATTTAAGATGAACGTAAGCAAAATCGGAACAAACAAAAAGCCAGCCTTTTCTAAAAGCTTGGCCAATTCTTCATCTTCTTCTTTTTTTAGCTGTAGAGCGGCTTTGATTAATTCTTCATCATTCATTAGCCTTCACACTCCTGATCATACGGCGAATACTTGCAGCGACTTCACTTACCTCTCCTTCGCCATATGCTTTGGATACGTCTAATTCATCGAGATTTAAAGCTGATGAGGCTGTTTGATTCTTTAACGGATAATTGTACTCATCACCATCAAACGCCTCTAATGGCTTATTTAGGGCTTTAGAAAGAATATCTCTCAGATCATTTGGAGCCACGGCATTTGCTTGAATAGCTGGTGTGAGAATCGCTTTAACGTCCTCCATATTTACAAGATTGGACGATTTCAAGAATACTTCTACATATTTGAATTCATATTCCCTAAAAAGCGAATTAATACGCCAATCGTAAGATTCCCGCATAGGCTGGAACACTTGCTCTTCCGTCAGTTCTTTAGCAGTCTCAGCAGTAGCTCTTGTATAGTCGCTTGATCTTGCTACATAAATCGGGGGCAAACGGAATGCCCCGAGGACTGATTCAATGACGTTCTCATCATACTCAAGAAATAGAGCATCTTTTTGTAAGATGTCAGCTAGCTTCTCAATGTTAATGGCTGGCTTGAATTTATCTTCCCCATATCCTAGACCTTCTTCTGCAGGACTTACTTTTTCAGCTTCTAGTAATAAAAATTTATGCTGATTTTCTTCCCCGCCAATTGCATTAGCATATGCCTGTAACGTGGCTTCGGATTGTTCAGTCAGCTGCGCATTCTCTAGCGTGATGGCAAGAGGAATATGTCTTCCCTGAGTAAAATATCGATAATTCAATTCATCAGCTTTGCGATTTCCGAGTATTTTAATCAATGGTCCTACCCAGCGAGGCTTGCCATAAGGATCTTGAAAATCTCCATTTTTAAGGTGAATTATTTCAGTAGCTGTTCCTTGCCCCTCAGAACCCACGCTTCCATTTGAATTCAACGGAGTAGGGTCACCATAGGTTTTATACCACGTTCCAGATTCTTTTACAGAATCATCCATAGAATCACGAAAAACAAAATAGCGGACCTTAATCTCTGATCCGTCCGCATTTATAACTCTATTTAGTTTGGTAACAGTCATGTACTCAGGCTTTACAGAATCAATTCCTACAACATCACCTTTAAGATTACGAATAACCTCAATATAGCCATTCCCGCATTCTTCAACATGTCGAATGACTTCCTCAATCACTTCTTTCGGCGGTCGTTCAAAGGATAATTCTTTGAGAAGGATATCCAATTGATTCCATTCCGCCTTCATTTCTGCTGTTTCTTCGGTATCGTCAACCTTGTAACGTATACCAAAACCAAATCCAGCTACGTTCGTTACATAAGCTTCAATTGATTGATTCAGAATGTCAGAGATATCGGTGATCGATCGTAAAGTAGCAATGTCATATGGTGGAGATAATTGGGTCAAATCTCTTCTTTGATCAAAACCTCCTGCAGACTTAAACTTTAGAGTTCTTTTCTTCTCAATGCTCACGTTCTTTTTGATATATTCTTTAGGAACAGATCCTGACGATCCGCCACTAATAATTTTCGATGTCAAGAAACCACCTCCTAAAATGCTGTCTTTCTATTTGTACGTCTTTTCTTGGCTTGCTGACCTTTACGCCTTTCCAGTTCAATAGAGTATCGCAACATAGCCATTGCATCATCAAAGAAATTCACCGGATCATCTGTAAAAGTATTAGATTTCTCGTCCTTTCGCCACTTCCACTGCTGGATTTCCTTGATTGTATTCGTGCAACTCGGATGAATATGAATTCTTGACTGTTTCAGGTAATCAATCTGCGCTGCTACGCTCCCTGGTTCCTTAACCACTGGCTCAGCATGATAACCGGCCTTTCGCCACATTTTTATCCGGTCTGGCTCAGCGGAATCACACCACATAACTAGCTTTTTATTGATTCTTTTTTCATTTGCTATAGCAATAAGTTCGCTTGTGTCTTTCTCGAATTCATAGATTTCACGACACAAAAAAAGCTCACCGTCTTTAAATCCAATCTCACCAATAGCATTGGCATGATTGAACCCAAAGTCTTGAGCGTTGACCATGTAGTCAAAACGTTCTGGATCTGTGTTAAAGTTTTCTACAATGTAATTGGTAAGGATAAGCCCACCTGACTCACCCCATTCGCCGAGCCCATAGATTTGATATCCATCAGGATCACGCTCTTTTCGCATCATCATCCGCCGGTGATAGGCTTCATCAATGAATCGATTCTGTAGATATGTTGATTGATGAGTAAAAATGTCTGGATGCGTTACATCAAAGTACTTTGCCTTAATCCAGTGAGTAGCTGATACCGGGTTAAATGTAAATGTCATTTGATAGTAAAGGTATGGGTTAAAATCCAAATTACCACGTAAACGGTCATCGAGAATATCTACATCGGCTTCATAAAGTTCTGTCGCTTCCTCGATCCATATCCAAGTTAGTTTTCCACGGTCAAAAGTAATAGATTTTACTTTTTCTCGCTGCCCGTCATCTTTCATTCCACGAAATATCACTTGATTGCCAGTAATCTTTGATTCGAGCATCATAGGCGATGATTTAATGGACCAATATTTGTGGTAGTCAGATCCGTAAATCTTATAAATAGCAGACTTCAATTCAGCATACGTACTATCTTTATTTGACTCGGCGACTTTACGAACACAAAGAAGATTTGCTCCTTTATATTTCGGATCTCCAAGTTTTATGATAAGGTCTTGCGCAGTATTTACGGATTTACCAGAACCC